TATATATTTTTGCACTCCATTTTTCATAATCCCATCTAGCATCTGCTCCAACACATGAAATATTAACATCATAACTTCCTTTATCCGGAAATCTATCATATGGATTACCATTTAAAGAAACTGAATAGTTAATACCTTCAATTTCAAAACTTTTTATTTTTTCTTTAAAAAAAGGGATTATAACTAATGTTAAACAAACTAATAAAAATAATATATACTTTTTTTTCATAATCAATCCCTTCCTTACATTCCTACAATATATGGATTTGTAGGAGTTCCATCACCACTTATATAATAAACACTATCGTTTAAATAAACAACAGGATAAACACCATATGCACTTATTGGTTCACCATACCCCATCATTCCAGTATATCCTATTGAAAACACGCCATAAGAATTTCCGGTATATGGAGTAAGACTCCAACTAGAAACTCCTTGCATAATCCAACTATTATCATAACATCCTTCATTTTTATAAACATTTAAATTACTAGTGCAAGATGATGGTGTTGAATACCCATAATCTGATGCATATATTAATCCTACATTCATTGTTTTTGTTATCGGATTTCCTGGATAATAATATGTTGCTAAGGTATTAGTGCTTCTTTCATATTTGTACATATCACTTGCTACAATAGCTGATGTATTATAACCGCCAAGATACCATATTGCTTCATTTATCATTCTTTTATATTCTTTTTTTATTCCCTTTGAAGTAAAATTACATTTTCCTTTAGTAGTATTAACTTCATAACAATACTCTTCATCCGTTGCATCAATTGATTCATAATAACCAAAGTTTAAATATTTATATATATCACTATCATTAAAATTATTGCTACCACTCGTATTATTTTGAGTATTATTATTCCAAACTAACATTCCTAAAACATTATTTCTAATAATTTTAACTAGATTTTTACCAACTTGCCCATGAGAATTTTCATCAAAAACTCCAATTATTCTCCACAATTCATCATTAAAAATTATATAATTATTAGGGTTTTTACCTCGATATCGATAATCTTCTGAAACACTTCCTGTATCTAAAGTACTATTAATTAATTCCAATGTACCATCTCCTGATGCAATTGAAGTATTTCCGTTTAGTAATGTTGTTTTTATATATTCTGTTATTTTTGTTTTATTTGTTGTAGTAAATTCTAAAGAACAAGTAGGATATTTACTTGAACTAACATTTGATAACATTACCCCATTAAAAGTATAATCAAATGTTAAAGTTGCATTTTCACAATTAACATTTACATCATAAGTTCCTGATGGAAATTTTTTAACTTGAACTCCATCTACAGTATAATTTTTTAAAATAAAATCTGAGTTAGGATATACTTTATTTATTAATGTCTGGCCTTCTGATAATATTAGTTCTCCACCATTTTTATATCCATTTAAAACACTCATAGATAATACTATATCATCTTGAGACTGATTAATAACAATAATTGATACAACTGCAGAAGAAAAACTTTCAACAAGCGCATTAGAAGAATTTTTGCTATTATAAAGTTGAGCAATTACAACATTCTCATCTAAACTATTAGGCGTAATTAATGAATATGCAATTCCATAGCGTATTTTATCATGGTAAGGATTTTTTACCTTAATATCAAATACTTTTGTTTTTCCAGATGGAATTGACAATTGACCGGTATTATTACTTGATAAATCAAAAACAAATGCTAAATCATACTCTTTAGGTATATCGTCATCAACAAAAACATTTAAAGCAAATGTAGTATACAATCCACAAATAACTAGGCAAAAAGTGATTATTATAATTAAAATTTTCTTATTTATAAATAAATTTTTTTTCATATCATACCTTCTTTACACTTTTTTATTCATTAATTCTAAATGGTTCAGAAATTGTTCCATTACCATATTTTATTGCAGTAGGTGTTATCGAAATAACTGGTCTAACTACAACATCACTTCCATTAACAGCAGTCATTAATATTTTTCCATCACTATTACCTACCATTTGATACGGATATGGGGTTTTAGCTGAACCTAAAACTAATAAATGATGAGGTGACATAGTCCAATATGAATAACTACCATTGTATAAATAATACGACTGATTAACTGTAGCGTATCTTCCACCTGCAAATGCAATTTCATCTGCTGTTATCAATCCTATTGGATATGTTAGTTTTCCATTAGTATTAGCAATATTAGAATTTATTATTGTAAATTTATCGTTAGTATTTTCACAAATTAAACTAGGTATTGCTGGTCTTACGGTATATAACCTTTCCATTGGCATATACGCAGTTGGTTGAGTACCACTACCATTACCAGTAAGAGTAGAATCTTTACTTGAAATTTTCCTATCATTACAATAGATTGCATCTACTACATATTGAGAAAATCCTGTATTAACAATATTTTCTTTATACCAATTTTCGTTATAAGTCTTAATTGCGCTAGATTTATTATTAGCATGAGTCGCTGAATAAGATGATGAACCTACTGTTCCATACATATATCCAAGATAAGCATTGTCAGTATTAGAAGTATTAAATTGTAGTGTAGTTACATAACCATCAGTGTCTGCTGTGCCATTTTCATGTGCACTTGTTCCATCATAAATCATTCTTATACTTCCATCACCATTTATTCTTATTATTCTCCAATACATATCAACACCACTACTGTTTTTACCAAACCTTACGTAATTATTTGTTACATTTCCTCTAAAATAATAAGTTTTACCTAAATCATCAATTGTTTCAAAAACACCAACAGAATTTTCACCGCATCCAGAAGAACAACTAGTTGCAGAAAGGTTTGGAATTATATTTGTTGATTTAAGTCCTAATTTTTTCAATACCATGGTAGAAGACAATGTTTCAGTTACTATAACTTCTCTAGCATAAATATACTTTTTATTATTAGCATCCTTTATAGTATAATAAATTGTATGTGTTCCTAAAGACAAACTAGAAATATCCGGAGAATCTATACTTAACAACCTACAATCATTTTCACCATTTACACATTTTATAGATATTCCATCATTAACATCAGCAGTACTTCCTTTTAATACATAAAGTGGATCAAGCCCTAAAACTCTTGGTATAGAATATGATATTATTTGTCCAGTACCACTAATTCTTACTGCTCCATTACCACTATGCCCTGTAACTGTTGAACCATTAAAATCAACAAATTGTTCATTTCCACCTTTGGTATCAGCATTTGATAAAAAATGATTTTCATTAAGAGGGTATCCTTGCGGATAATCAGGGGTTGTAGTAGAAGTGTAAACATAACCAGAGCCACCACCAGAATAGGTATCATAGTTAGTAGTATCTGAGTAAGTATTGGTAGAACCTCCACCATACCAGCCTCCGCCACCACCAGCAGAACCATACTTATAATTACTTCCAGAAGTAGTAGCAGAAGCACCAGATCCAAACAATCCATTCATCCCAGCCATAGTTGAGGTTGCTTCATAATTTGTAACTCCACCACCACTGGTTTCACCACCACCATAATATCCACTAGTTCTGTTAGTACTTCCAGAGCCACCACCGGCAACTATTATTCTTGCGTATAAACTATCTTGGCCAATTCTTATATCTGAAGCACCACCTCCACCTTGTCCATATGTATAAACATCACCATAATACCTATTATAACCATTTCCTCCACCATTAAAGCCTCCTTTAACAACTACCCTATTATTTGTATTTGTTTCAGGTTGACCACCAACATAGATATAAGCGGGTGTAGCCTCAGTTAAGGTTAGTGTACCATAAGAATAACCACCTTTTCCACCAACATACGTTGCGTTATAACTTCCGCCTTGCGCACCCCATACTTCTAGTTTATATGTTCCGGGAGTAAGTTCTATTTCGGTCATTTCTGGAGTTGTATATTCAAGTTTTATTTGTCCTGTTGTGATAGTAGTATTGGCTTCTAAATATTCATCAGTTACTAATATTGCTTCACTCCATCCTATTGGAATTATTTTTCTTGTATCGTTTAAATTTAAATTAGAATCAACATTACCTATTGTACCAATATTAATTATTGCGTCTTCCTCTCTATCATTAGATATTCCAACCAATAATGTTATTGAATCACCAGAATTGATTTTTCCACTACTAGATGTTGAATCTTTATCGCTATATATTCCAATATCAATATCATCTATATCAGACGGGCTAACTATTTCATACCACGCACCATAATATAAATCTGAAGAATAATTATTATTTACAGTTAATTCAATTATTTTTGTCTCTCCTGATCCTATTGTTATTATTTCATATTCAATTATGCTATTTTCTGTTGATAAATCAGTAGAAAAATTTACAACATCTTCTATTACATGTGATGATGTAAATAATGCAACTGTTGAATAAACAGCAAGAGAAGTTAAGCCTATTACTATCAAAAACAACAAATATGTTTCCTTTATTTTAAAATCACTTATTTTCATAATTAAAACTCCTTTACCTAATTAATACTCCTATTTTCATTGTAATTATACCAAAATTTTTTTTGTTATTCAAGTGCTTTATACTGGAATAAATTTTAAAATTTAATTCTATAAATATAAAAAATACCTGAATTTCAGGTATCAATTATTATTTTTTTCCATATCCTTTTTTCTCATATTCTTCATATAATTCCTTAAATCTATTAAAATGAATAACTTCTCTTTGTCTTAAGAATAAAAGTGGTCCAATAACATCAGAATCATCTGTTAAATCAATTAAATTTTCATAAACTGCTCTTGCTTTTTGTTCTGCTGCCATATCTTCAGAAATATCTGCTAAAGGATCACCAGTTGTAGCAAAATAAGTTACAGTAAATGGAACACCATTAGCATCAGTAGGATATAGAGCCTTACCATGTTCAGCATAATGAGTATCTAATCCTGCTTTTTTTATTTCATCTAAAGTAGCATCTTTCATAAGTTGATAAATCATAGTTGAAATTATTTCAACGTGAGCAAGTTCTTCTGTACCAATATCAGTAAGAAGTGCTTTACCCTTATCATCTGGCATAGTATAACGTTGATTTAGATATCTCCATGCTGCTGCAAGTTCTCCATTTGAGCCACCATATCTCAAAAGGGACATGGAGGTAAAATTATGAATAACTACTGTATATACTTAAAAAAAAGAAAAAATAAACCATATTGTAATGAATAAAAGAAGAAATACCATTTTCCCAATGTCGGGAATGTGGTAATAAGGAATATAAGACGAAAAATAAAGAAAATTCGTCCTATAAAAAAAGTGATATCATGATGTCAAATAGCAGTCAAATAAGAAACTCTGCAGTTTTTCTGCAAAACTCTGCAAAAAATCTGCAAAAAACTAGCAAAAAAGTAGCAAATATGAAAAATAAATCAAAAAAACTTTCCAAATTGGAACGTGATAGATTCTCGGTGTTTACTGATGATAAAAATAAATGTATGTTCTGCCCTGCCACTACTAATTTAACTTGGCATGAAATTTACGCAGGAAGAAATAGGAGAAATTCTATGGTTTATGGGTTCTGTTTAAGAATGTGTCTTAATTGCCATGAAGAAAAGCAAGAAGATGTTGAATTTAACGAATTTTGGCATGGACAGGCTCAATTATATTGGGAAGAGAATATTGGCTCTAGAGATGAGTTTTTGAGTATATTTAGGAGAAATTATTTGGAATAAAAAAAGAACCGCATTTGCTTATTGCATTTGTAGGTTATTTCTTTCTTTAAATTCATCTTCTGTCATCACATATTTATTATATTGTTCTTTATATTTACGATTTGATATTTTTTCTTCACGAACAGGATAAACACTAGCAACATATAATTCTCTTTTATCTACTATTTGTACTACTGCACAAACTTTTTCCATAAGATTTTTATAAAACTCTAATCCTTGCTTTTCCTCATTGTAATATACATAATCAGAATATCTTATAATGTTTTGGATATTGTTTATAGTATATTCACAACTTTCAATACTAATATATTCACTTTCGTGTTTTGCAATATGTTTTAACAAGCCTTCATGTTGAACTATTTTTTTACCAGCATGTTTTTCTAGTCCTTTTTCGATAGCCAATTTTTCGTCAAGTTTCCATATTTCCTTTTTCATATTATCAAATCCATTTCTTCAAAAAAAATATACCTATACTCTTCAGAGTATAGGTATTGAGTAATAAGGCGGTACTCCCAATTTCCACATATCTACTTTCGGCTATTGCCTACTCTAACTCTTTTCAGAGCGTGCTGGACGAAGATTTTCCAGCTTCATATTACTCTAGTTAATATTATGAGTAGCTTGCTATCATTTATGCTTCACTACTGTAATATCATAATTAAATGTTAACACAGAATTTTTGGAAAATCAAGTGCTAATAAATTTAATATGTCTTAATATTTTAATGTATCATCTACATTTTGTCAAGCAAAATCAACATATTTTGTAATGTTTTTCCATTTAAAAATTTTACTAAAAAGTGTAAACAAAAAAAGGAGCAAAGACTTAATCTCTGCTCCTTTCTAATATCTTTTTATTCTGCTTAATTATTTCCATTCTGCGGTTGTACTCTCCTCTATCATCTAGTTCTAATCTGTGAAGTTCTTTGTGTACTTCTTCATTTAATAAGTAACTCTCCTGATAAATTGTATGCCCAGTTAATCTAAAGGGCGGATGATGATGCAGCTGCAATTTTTCTTTTGCATACTTCTCCATACTGTACATACAAATTTTACCACACTTTAGAAACAATTCTTGCTTAACAGTTCTAGTATTAGGTCGCCTACTCATAAGGCCTCACTAAACTGATTTTAACGTACCATTTTGCAACATTTCTAACATCTTAGTATTTTGCTCTGCTGTACCACAATAATTAGTAATATCATTAGCATTTGCTAGTTTGGTTCTATATTCAAATGAACTATCTATTCCTATTTGGTTTAACGCATCTACTATTGATACTCCTGCGTAATTTGAATTTGATAAATAAATTACCTTAGGTGCTAACATTTCATTTACTCTAGCTTGCACTTCTGAATAATTATAGCCTTCTGCCTCTAGTCTTTCTTTTCTTTCAGGATAGTTTCCATATTTACCTTGAATTACATCATTAGCAATTTCATCTAATGATTTTTTATTCACTATAAACAAGTCTTTATCCAAATATTCAGTTGAATTAATTCTTACACCATCTTTCCATACTTCGAAATGAAGATGTCCTCCATATGCATTACCTGAATTTGACATATATCCTAGTATTTGTCCTTTTTCTACATATTCGCCGAATTTAACATTTAATCCTTTTTGCATATGAGCATACAAAGTTGCATAGCCATTTCCATGATCTATTTTTACACAATTGCCATAACTTGCATTACCTGTACTACCTTTCATGTTGTCATATCCATCTTGATGAAATACTACTTTACCTGCTGTATGTGCTACTACATTATCTAATGTATAGCCTCCTCCTACTATATCAATTGCTTGATGACTTTCACTAAAATTATTTGTGATTTCACATTCTTTTTTTTCTAAAATTTTACATTTCATTTTTATCATTTCCTTTCTTTTCACTTACTTTAGATCCTAAGAAGAACGATACTGTCATTAGTGTTATTGACTTTAGTTCTTCTGGAATTGTTATTTGCCTTATTACGCAATAAGCAAACAAAAACATCACTGCTACCGTGATGAAACTTTTTAAATCAGTCCATGCTTTTTTCATTATATTTTACCTTCTTTCCTTAATCTTTCCCACTTATCATGAATATACGAATTTCCATTTAAATCTTTACTATAGTGGTCGTATACTTCATATGCTCTTTTTACTTGGGTATCATCTTTTGAAATTCCTTGCTCAACATCTGCCAAAAAATCAACAAGATAATTTCTGCATTGATTTTTGTCTAATTTATCTATTTTTTCGTTTATTGGCTTAAATTGATTTTTTAATATTTTGTTCATTGCAACTATAATCGTAACTATTACACCTACAAATTCAACTAAAAATAAAAGAACTTTTGAGATTTGTCCTAAAGTTATATTTTCCACCTTTACTCCTCCCCAATTTCTTCTTCAACATATATATCGTTTAACTTTTCTTCTTCAAAATTGTCTGCTAAAAATATAACTGAAGCATAATAAGGAGTATGTTCTTTTTCGGTTTCTGTTGCAGGTGTATATACATCATTTATTTCTCGAATTCCTTTATTATTATCTGCTATTAATATTCTTTGGTTTCCATATCTTCTTATTTCCATAAAACACCTCCTAACTTACATTCCAACCCTTACTTACCGCAATATTAATTTCTTCTTCATTCAGTTTTGCAAGATTAGTTGCTCCTAACACTAACGTTTGTGATTTAACTCCTATGCTTGCTATATCATATAGTTTATTTATTACATTCATTAGGCTATCATGCGTTAATAGTGTAGATTTAGATAAGTCTAATTTATAACTTGAATAGTTTTCTGCATTAGTTGTTAGATATGCTTGTCCTAAATTCTTAAATCCACCCAAATTCACTAGTTTAGTACAGTTATAGAGCATATTTGTTAGATTAGTACAACTACTTAAATCTAATTCAGCAATAGTTGTTAAGGCACTACAACTATTAAATGTTCCATAAAGATTTGTTGCCTTGCTTGTATCAAACTGTGGTATTTCCGTTAGTTTATTGCATCCAAAAAACATACTACCTAAACTTGTTGCATTGCTTGTGTTTAGTTGTGGTATTTTTGTTAGTGCTTGACATTGGTAAAACATACTTGCAAAATCTGTCCCATTTCCTGTATTTATTTGTGGTATTTCTGTTAGTGCTCGACAAGCGTAGAACATACTATTTAATGATGTTGCCTTACTTGTATCAATTAAAGGTATCGACTTTAATGCAAAGTCATTAAAGAACATTGAAGCAAAGTTTGTACCATTACTAGTATCTAAATAAGGTATGCTTGTTAGATATTGGTTATCATAAAACATATATCTAAAGTCGGTTATCTTACTAGTATCCAAACTTGTTATTTCTTCATTTAATTCTGTGCCTGTATATCCTCTGAATGATATCATTCTAGGTGAATATTTCTTACCAGCAAAATTACCTTCGACACCTAAAATGTTTACACCATCTCTAATATTCTCTGCTATCAAATTAACATCCTCTATCTTGTTTACAACTACCTCATCATAGCCATAATTTCCCTCGTGATTAAATACTTGTCTTTCACTGTTTGGAAATACTTCTAAATTAATTAAAGGAGGATAAATTTCTTTTGTTGCAATATCTATAGAGAAATTAATATCCTCCACGTTTTCGAGATTAAAATTAATTTCGTTCATAGATACCATCTGCCTTTACAACTAATTTATATTGATTAGTCCTTACAATGCCGTCTATCGTTGTTAACTCTATTTCAAGTAACAATTCTTCGTCTGGTAATTTAGATGTTTCAAGTGCTGAGATTTCTATAACTACCTCGTTTTTTTGTTCTGCTATTTCTATTGTTTTTTCGTAAAAATACTCTTTACTATAAGCACACTTTAGTATTGCTATATGAAGTTTATCTCCTACTTTAAAAACGTACGATGACACTAGTTTTTTCAAAAAAGTATCACCTCTAAATAATTCCATTTTTATTCCTCTCTTTCTTTTTTACTACCATCTTTTTATCCACTCGGTCCAACTAGTACCATTTCGGAACATTCTTTGCCACATTTCACCACTTGACACATCAGTAAATCGTTGCACTAACCAGTCTTGCGTATATCTCAAAACCTCTAATACAGCAATTGAAGCGTTTGGGGCTTGTGTACAACCATAAAGTCCATAAACGCCAGATGCATATCTCAATTCGTCTATATTAGGGTTGTTGCCCAAATATACTGTTTCCATTGTGCTTCTCTTTAAAGTAAGTAAATCTTCTTCTACATCACTTGCATATCCAAAAAACTTATGAGGAGAATAGTCTGTAACCTTATCTCCACTTTCGACTTGAATTTTAATATCACTACCATCTGAAGCATCTATCTGAGATACTACTACTTCTTTTGCGTTGGTAGGTACTATTATGTTTTCAAATATATGTTCTATTGCTGGTACAGATACATATTTACCTGCTAATACGCTACCATTTGCATCTAAAAAAGCATATGAAATTCTAAATGTAGTTGAACAACTTGCTGATATTGACAAGTTATCAATTCCACTAATATTTATCGTTTTTATAAAAGCATTATATTCATAACCTTTATCTAACCAAAGTCCGTCTTCTACAAATGCCGCATATTGCCCCCAAGTTACAGCACGGATATTAAATAAATTCTTACATTTTACATCTTCAACTGTTATACTTCCCATGCTCTCATTACCATTAAGTAAACCATTTAATCTTTTTGAGTTTAGCGGTGTGCTTGTATCGGGTAAGTTTTTAAAAAATTCTTTACTCATTCTTATCACTCTCCAATTCTTTTATTCTGTTTTCTAATGTTTCTACTTTGTTAAGTAATGCTTTGCATACTGTCAATAGATATTTATCTAATGTATTACTATCATACATTTTCACTTTTATAACTTCATCAGCATCACTTTTTTCTTCTGTATTAAAGTTTAAATGTCTATCATTAACTATTGCTTCTTCTTCATGTATCTTGAAAAATTCTTGTTTTTTATCTAATTTTTCAATTTCATCTAATATAAATCCGTATTGATGTTTATCCTTATAAAGATCATACTTATAATCGTATTCATACAAATGCATATTTTCTAGCAATTTTAATGAATTTTCGTATTTATCGTTATCGAACTCAACAAAATTTTCTTTTGTATTTCTAGAAGACGCACTACCATTGAGCGTTTGAACCCTTGCGCTTGCTAAATTATTACCTGCTGCATATACAGCACCACTTGAAGCTGACAAAGTAATACTTGCATTAGCAGTAATATAAGTAGAACCTGAATAAGTTCCTGCTGCACCTGAATTTCCCGATGAAATCCTCATATAACTACCACTATCTATACCAGTAGCACCAACTGATGAATAATTTGCCGTTCCATTCGCTATTTGATAGAAAGCACCATTACCAGTACATGCTAATCTTGCTACTTCATCACCTCTAGCATATCTACCTGTAACATTTCTAAAAGATATACCTCCTAAATTAGAAGATGCACCTTGTGTAGCAACATTCAAAGCAGAAACATAAGGGTGATATGTATCTCCTAATGACATCTTTAAAAAACCAACACCATTGTATAAATCGACACTTGCTGAAGAGACGGTTCCGCCACTAATTTTATCACCATTTATATTTTGGGCTGAAAAATTAGATGTGGTTATTACATTTGTACTTAATCTATCTGTTGAAATAGTACCTGATGTGATATTATCTGCATTTATCTCTTGAGCCGAAAAATTATCAGTAGTAATAACCTTGCTATCTAATCTATCTGTTGAAATAGTTCCACTTGTTATTTTTTCACCATTTATGTTTTGGGCTGAAAAATTAGATGTGGTTATTACATCTGAAGATAGTCTACTTGTTGCAATAGTACCAGATGTTATCTTATTTGCGTTTATTTCTTGAGCACTAAAATTTTCAGTGGTAATAATATCACTTGCAACTTGATTAGATGTTATAGATTTTGTTTCTATCTTATCTGCTGTAATGCTTCCAGTAGTTAATCTGTTACCATCGATCGTTGTACTCGTATTATTATTAATAGCAGTAATTACACCCTCTATATTAACCTTATCAGCATTAATAGTAGCGGAACTTTCATCGTCATTGACTAACAACATAATCTTTGCTCCATTATAATCAGAAGTATTTACCTTTTTATTCACTTCTAAATTAATTTTGCTTTCAGATTTACTAATTTCTTGAGTAATCTTATTATTCATTTCAGTTGTTGTACTGTAATTAGAAAGTTTTTGATTTATTTCAGAATTAATTTTATTAGCAGTATGTGATATTTCACTATTAACTTCTGCTCTAGTTGCAAATTGTGTAGTATAAATGTTTTGAGCCATTAATCTAACAAACAAATAAGCATTATCGTATCCAAGTAAATCAACTATATAATCACCATCAGTCAGTTCTATCTTAGGATAAGGATATTCGATTGTATATGGATTGTCCAATATATGAGTAGTTCCATCAGCATTATAACCCACCTTTTTATTTATAAAGACTGTTTGTGAATCATATTCTAATATAAACTCATCGTAATTGTTTTCATCATAGTATAAAAGATCATTAGGTAATTCATAATCAAATACTTCTCCAGTTGTTTTATTAGTAAACCTTAAAGTTCTATCTTTAAAATAAAGATTATCACTAGGAAATAAATTATCATTTAGATATAAATATGAAACATTTTCTCCTAGTGGCCTAATTTTAATAGTTATAGGTTCACTTTGATTTATGTTATCTAGTTCAACAATTGCATAATTACTTTCTCCTGTGATGGTAATATCTGCTATATCTTTTATTTTAGAATTTACTTCATCTACTGTTTGAGTTATTTCTGATATTTTTTGATTTTGCTTTTCAGTTTGTGATACTACACTTTTTATAGTTTGGTTTTGTTTATCAACAATTAAATATGTTTGATTTATTTTCCTATCAGTTTTATCTGCCTTTGTATAATCGGTTGTTGTTTCTTCTGGTATTTCTGTAAATATATTTTCAGATATTCCTTGTGTTATTTTGGGCTCATCATTAAGCATTAGGCAAGAATATTCATTATCACCTATTTTCACATTGTATTTATCATATAATTCATAATACAAAATACCTTTACTTTCATAATCATTGATATAATATTCTAAACCATTTAATTTCTCATAGATATCAGGTAAAAAATCACTTCTATCATTATCGTTCATTATTTGATTGTCTTTTATTTTGATTTCACATGGTTTTTCCGGTAAGATTACAGGATAATATACATTATCGCTTTCTGCGCTTCTGCTTAAAACTATAGTATTTATTGGACCATATTTTGTACCAAATTTTACATTAATGCTATTTAAATATTCGGCATCAATTGTATCATTGGTTTCTGTTATATATCTAACTTCTACCAAATTATTAGTATCAACGCAAATCACACTAGCTGTTACTTGCGCCAATTCATCAAATATATCACGATATGTATATCCTAAATTAGCATACAAATCACTTTTTATTACTTTGTCATAATTAGCAAATTCATCATTTACATTTTTGAAGACTAAACCGCAATCTAAACATAAATTAGTTAGATATTCTCTTACTGTCATTGGAAAAGAACCATTTTGAAGTTTTACATAATCTTTCATTGAAAAAAGCATACTATCATAGCAAGTATGCTCATAAGTTTGTGTATCTTCATTGTATTCACTAGAATAAACAATATAATTACCATAATCAATATACTCATATTCTCCATTAACTTTTAACCCCAATTCATATTTAATAACCGTATATTGTGGAACTTGTACTGAACTTTCAAAATCTAGTTGTTTCATTACTGATTTTAAAATATCAGCATTAAGAACCGGAGAAACAGAAAATAACTCTTCTGCAGAAATTGTATTTTCTCCATAAGTTATTCTACTATCTATTTCTCTTCCTAATTCTTTTAATTGGTCTTTAAAACCTTTTGTATGTGCTCTCATTATGCCCTCTTCTTTCTCGAGATAAAAGCAATACTAAATCCTTCATTTTGTTGAATTCCACGATTTACAAGTTCCCAATCACCGGTATATGTAGACAATGTTATATTATCCTGCTTATTTGGGTCATAATAAGTTAATGATTGTGTTGCTTTATCTAGTATTGGTGCAAGTTGTTCTAATTGTGCTTGAGTTAGTTTCTTTACTTGCACTGTTATTTTAGGGAATATCCCTATTAAAGTACCGCTTTGAGTTCCTGCTAAATTTCTGCCAGTATCTTCACTCCAAAGTTTATGATATCCATATTTTGCTTCCAAAATAAAAGGACCTAAATTAAGTCCATCTACTATTAAACTATCCTTATCTATGAACATTGTATCACCTACCTATTTGTAGCAAAATCTTTGTTTGCTTGTATTTTTGTTTGTTGTCTTGCAATTGTTCTTCCATCTAAATTTGTATTATTAGTTAAATTTATAGTAATATATCTACCTATTGCACTTCCAAGTTCTTCCATTGCTTGTGAATCAGTCAATGGTATAACACCTTCTCGTCCTGCCTCACCTGTAATTGCTCCTCCAATAGGTACTCCTCTTCCAGGTACATTTACAATGCCACCTACCGCGAGTTTAGGAACATTTTCTTGTGCTCTTTTATTAGCACTACTTACCGAAGCTGCAATCGCAACTGTTCCTGCTACTATTGTGGCTGCCGCTATACCTAAAGACCAAGCACTCTGTAATGCACCAACTGCTACCGCTGCCGCCGCCGCACCAACAGCAATTAATCCTAAAACTGAGACAACTTTTTCCAATGTAGTCATTTGTTCCCAATTTTTGGTAACAGCAACTATTCCCGCACCTAACGCAACAAAACCCAATACCGCTATATTTAATGGCGTTAAAATTGCTGCTATTCCACCTTTAATAAAGGATAGTGCAATAATCAAACCTCCAGTTCCTATAACCACTTCGATAAATCCTTTTGCCGCATCAGTTGCATCTCCAGCAAATAAATCACTCAATCCTTTTAATGCTATAAATACGCTTGTTATATCCATAATAAGACCAGTTTTGCCTGTTAATACGCCGATTAAGCCACTTGCACCAAGTAATAATATCATTCCTTCAATTGCTTCTGCTGTATCACCGTTTACCATTTCGTTTAACCCAAACAAAGCAATTGATACCGCTCCAATAGCGACTGCTAGTCCTGCATTTCCAGTAAGTATTCCAATTAAACCTGCCGCACCCAATAATAACATCAATCCTTCAACAGAAACTGTTAAATCTTGATCAAATATTTTAATTAGTCCTTGTATTCCTAAAACTACTGCACCAAATCCAATTACTAATCCACCTTTTCCAGTTAAAATACCGATTAACCCAGCACCACCCAATAATAGAATTATTGGACTAATGCTTATTCCTAATTCATCCCAAGCAGTTTTCCATTCACTAAAAATACCAATTATTTCTTGAACCTTGCCAGCTACTTGTTCAATAGTATTCAGAGTATCTTCACTTAATGTTGGCAGTTCAATTTGACTACCAGCATTTGCTATGCCAGCAGTATCCATAGAACCAACTTTAGATATTTCATCAAAAACTGCAATTTCTTTGTTCAAAGATTTTTGTGCTTTTGTTTGTGCATTTAACGACTTTGCATTTGCTCTAGCAACATAATCAATACCCGTAAGTGCTTTTATAAAATGATTTAATATTGCTACTCCCTTTAATAAAATATTTGAAACTGAAGTTAAAATTGGTTCTAAGAATGAACCTAAACCTGTCCATATGCTTTGCATTCTATTACTTAATTCTTCATTAACGCTTAAATAAGATTGTGCTGCTCTACTTGCGATTGTATATGCTGTTCTTAGACTAAATATTGCTAAGCCCCATTTAACACCTTGTTTAACAATATCGGACATTTTGTTAGATATATTTTCAAGTGTTATTCCAGTTTTTTTAGAATCATTTTGTATTTTTTCAAAATTTAATAGATTAATTTGTGATTTTATTTCTTCAACTGCTAAATCACTTTTTTCTAATTGGCTTTCTAAAGCAACAGCCTGGTTTACTAACTTTTTCCATTGTTTTGTACCAATTTTATGACTTCCCATACTAGCAAGTGCTTGATTTACTTCTTCTAATTTAAGAGTTAATTCACCACTTTTACTTGTTTGTTGCTGTAAACGATTTTGTAATTTTTGCATTTTGACTTCAAATTTTTTTGTTTCTAAATCTGTTTCAATAATTATTCTGCCATCAGCTTGCCCCAAAATATCACTCCTTTCTTTTTATTCCTGTTAATCTATAAAAATTATCTACATTTTGTTTTTGCACATCTGTAATGTCATGCACATTTTTTTTAGGTTTTAATGCTACTTGTTTTTGCATTTTTATAATTTTATCTTTTTGTTTTTGGTCTTTTATTGTTGATAAATCATAATTTCTGATTTCTCTAACATTTGACAAAACACTATTTGATGTCAACCCTTGTATTAAATTTATATATCTCCACCAATGCATGTCTTCTTTTGATAAATCTATTTGATAATCACTCATAAAACTAGGTATTATCCATTTTTGATCTTGAATTAAGTCCATATCTCTTCTTTTTGATTGCTGTTGTTCCTGACTTTCACCACAAGATAAAAATATATTTGCTTTTTCTAAAAATAAATCTAAATCATTATCTGGAATAAAATTGAATATTTTATAAATTATTGCTAAACATCTTTCTTGGTCAGTTATTGTTTCATCCTCTATAATTTCAAAACATTCTAAAGCATTTTTCCAAGATGTATCAATCTTATATTCTTTCCCACTTATTTCCACATATTCTGGATACATTAAATCACATTCTTTTTATTTTTAGAATATTTTTCTGCAATTCTCTTATTTATACTCTCCATGGAAATATCTATCTTCTTTAAATGTGGTTCTAATTGTTCAAATAAATCATCAAACATTTCTATATAATTTCTATTACCAAATATTTTTTGACAAGCACCATGACCAAGAAATAAGTCCATCGCTTCTCTCATTTCTTTAAATGTTTTTTTATAAAGTTCTAATATATCTTCTTGATTTTTAGTCAAATACTTTCCTTTTACATCTTGTCTTTTATTTATTGCTTTTTCCTGCGTCAAGGCATTCTTTTTTATTTTCTCAATTTTTTCAAGAGCCTCTAAACATTTAAATTTTAAACTTAAATCCAATAAATCAAATTCTATATATTCGCCTTTATCATTAACTTCTATTTGGTAAATATCTTTCTTTTCTATCCTAAAACTTTCCATATTCTTAAATTCTCGCTTTCTTATAAAAAAATAGGCTAGAGTTTTAATCCCTAGCCTTAATCATTAATCTATCCTTATTCTGTTGCACTTGCTTCAGTATCAGATGTAAATGTAGGCACACTATCAACAATCTTAACTGTTCCCACTTCAGGGTCTCCATTATAATAGATTGAATATTCTATCACTGGAGTTTCACCTGTTGCATAACTTGTTACAACAACAGCGCAATCATATTTTGTTGCTTTATATGTTGCATTTTCTCCTTCACCTGTAGAGTCATATAAATCAATATCCAAAATTTGAGTATTAATTTTATCTCCTACTGATGCATTTCTTCTTAATTCATTAACAAAATCATATACAGGGTCACCATAGTAACATTTTTGTGATACATCACCTTGTATTTGATAACTGTCTAATGAACTAGTAGCATTTTTGTGTATAATCCACTTTTCAGTTGTTACTTGTGGATTAAAACTTTGTCCATAGTCAGTAACACCTACACCTATTATTGACCATGTTTCTTTTTCAGCAGTTGGAGTTGTATTTAAATAACTCGCAATTTGCTCTCTTGTTACTTTCTTATACATTTTCTATTCCTCCTATCTTACAAAATAAGTAATTTTCATTTGTATAGAATATCTTGCTGTATTAGTTTGGGCATTTACAATACCACCACTATTTAAACATTCGATACTTTCTATTCCATCAATATCTGGTAATTTTTTTAAGCGATTATATTTTTCTATCATTTTATATAATTCTTCGTAAAATGTACTATTAGTAATATTTTGCATAACATCAGCGCCATAATAATTACAACTTAATAATTGAAACTGAAACTGTCTTAAAGAACTACCATCAATATATTTTTCCAATATTGGATTTACAATAATAGGTATTAATGCAAATTCAGTAGGTTCTTCCCCTAAAAAATCCACATTAATCCTACTATTTTCATCAATGATATCATTTTCAATAAAATATTTCCTTATTTTTTCTATCATTATTTACACCCTCTATCTACATAGGCTTGGACTTCTTTAACCACTTCTTTAGATTTAGAACTCCACATTTTTTTATCCCAATAATTTCCTGTTCCTGGTGTATGATATTCTAAGTCTTTATTAGTAGGTACTTTTGTTATACCAGGTCTAGACCAAAAACCATAATCTTCACTATAAAATGCACCTTTTTCATATTTAGAATCCACATACAACTTACCAATATATTGATAATGTGCATAAGGACTTTTATACGTGATGCTATCAATTTGTAAATCAACATTTTGATTAAGCATTCCATCTTCTCCACCTGGAACAAATTGACCCATATGTCTATAACAGGAATTAGTAAAAAAAGCATGAGCAGGTCCACCTTCTTGTATTCCTATTCTTGCTTTTATTGTACTTATTGGTTTTATTTCCACTTTCATTATTTAGCACCTATTTGTATATGATGCATAGTAGTACTACCATAATCATTATTTATTAATGTTGTAATGTTATAATTATCAACCTTTAAATCACTTTGCATTGTTATGTTTTCTTCTATGATACCTTTTACTACGATATCTCCTATTGATATAGAAATATTTCCTAAATTATCATTTTCAGAATATGATATAAAGACACTGATATCATTGGCTTTTTCGTAACCTTTATTAATACTAGCACCTTTACCACCTTGCCACATAACATTTTTAAAAGTATATCTTTCCCACTTATCTAGTCTATTAATTTTATCAAACACTTTATGATAAAGTGTCATGCTCGTATTAGTAGTCAATATCTGCACCTCTATACAAAACATATACATCATTAATTTTTGTTTGAGATAAACATTGTTTAATGATGCTTTCTTTGTTTTTCTCTATATCTTTTTTAGATAATTTAGTTACATTATAACTTCCAACACTTTCACTTAATATATTAGAGTTGTCTTCTTTTGAAATCATATCTATTAATTCAAATACACATAATTTCAATTCATCTGGATAATCTTCTATTTTCCTAAATCGATTAAAGGTCAATTCATCAATCTTTTTTTCTGCTTTATATTCCAACAAATTAAAGGACTCTTTTGAAATTTTGCCCCCTAATTTTGCATATTCATTATATTCTAAATATAGGTTATCAAATTTCATTATTATCCTCCTCTTTTTTCCTAGTACTTTTACTCTTTGGTTTTTGAACAAAAAGCACATAACCTCTTTTTTTATAAAGTAAGTTATATGCTTTTTCTGTTGCAAAGATAATATTGTTATCTTTCACATATTTGTTCATTTAAATCACCAACTATTCATTTGTTGCTGGAATTACTGCACAGAATGCTTCATCTTTAACTGGTAAGAATGCTAATCTCATAGTAGCTTTAATAGCAACCATATCTTGTTCTGCTAATGATAGTGGTTTACCGTCTTCACCTAAAGTTCCTTGTAAAGTTGCTTCAGTTAAGATTTCGTAATTGATACCTGATCTAATACCAAGTTTTGCATATTTTTTGAAATCTCCACCAAATAATTCTGCTTTAGTTTTATCCCAAACACCTTTATTTGAGAATTCAATTGGTTCATTGTAGAATTCACTACCATTTACTCCATCAGCATATAATTGATTACCATTTTTATCTCTTAATTTTCTTAATGCATTTTTAATACCTTTTCTAGCAATAAATGAAGTAACATCTAAGTCTTCTTCTTCAACTAGAGCCATTGCATCAGATACGTCTAAATCTATTGTTTCATTAGTTCCTAATGTTACAACATTACCAGCATCTGTTGCTGATTTTAAAACGTTCCCTGCAAATGGTGAGTTAGTACCAAATAGAGCGGCGCTATCTATCGCTTTGTAGAAAGCTTCACCAATTACTTCTTTTAATTCGTTAAATACATTAATAGTTGTATCTTCCATTTTTTCTTTAGTTACTGGAATAATAACCGCTAATTTTTTAGCTTCTAATTTTGGATGTATCCATGTTGCGCCAGAAGTTTGGATTCTTTCTCCTTCACCTACCCAGTACGCACCAGCGCCATCAGTTAAAACATTTAATGTTTTAGTGTCGCTATTCATTGGTTCAACACTTGCTAATTTCATAATAGCAGAACCATCAACAACGTTTTTTATAATTTCTTTTGCTTGTTCAGCAGGTACAAAACCTTTTAGTTCATCTTTTAAAAAAGCCATTTATACTCATCTCCTTCATTTTTTCTTTTGGCTATTTTCTTTGAGCTTCTTGAATAATTGAAACAAATCCATCTGCTCCATTATCAAAATTTGCTTTTCCATCTCCCATTCCAGGCATTCCTGTTGGTTGATTTGGATTTTCAAATATTCCATTTTTGTCTTTTGTTAAAGTTTCAAATATTTCTTTAATACCTTTGCCAGTATTTTCTGTTTTCTTTAACTCTGACTTAATGTCGGCAATAAGTCCGTTTCTTACATAATCACTTGTAAATTTCTTATCACCAAATACTGAAACAATGTTATTAGTCAATGTTTCATCTTCTTGTCTTGCTTTTTCATTTGCAAGTCTTTGAGTTTCTGCATCTTTCAATGCTTGAATCTCGTTTTGTAGTTTAGTAACATCATCAGAAGTAGGCATATTCTTAACTTGATTTTCCAAATTAGTTATAGTTGTTTTATAAGTATTGATTTCGTTAGTTAAATCCTTTTTAACTCTTTCAGTTTCGGTTGTAATTGCTTTTCCGTGTTCTGTAAGAATAGATTTAATTTCTTCAGTACTCAATTTAACCTTTCCTTCTCCAATTTCTAAACCTTCCAAATAATTTTTCATATCTTTTTTCTCCTTCCCTTTTTACAGAGGTCGTGTCCTCCTAGATTTTAGATACTTTACTTTTCTTTCCAGTCTTTAAGTTAGACCACAAAAAAGAACATATTTCTATGTTCCTAATTAGTGCAATTTATAAGCACTGTACCAACGATATGTCCTTCACTCGAGATTCTTATCTACATATCATTAGTACACTACCTATAAAGTAGTGCATAAAATTTGACTTTTTTCATAAAATATAATATAATGTAATTGTAATTACATTTGAAGCCTTTCCCACTCCGCTTGGAGGGGGGACGACTTCTTTTTTTATTTGTTTTTTTGATATATTTTTATTAATTCATAGTTATCAATTACTATAATTTTATCTAGCCAATTTCTTCCTTTTGTCGAATATATTTTTTTTACCTGTTCAATTACATTGTATCTTGATAATTTTGTATTTGTAATATCTAATATTATATTATCAGTCTGATTTTTTGCTGTTTTTATAATATTATCAACTGCTCTTGTTTCACTTATTGCTTTTTCACTTAATGTTTTTAAATCCCATCGTTCATTTCTCCATAAAAAATCTGGAGTTTCTATTCCTTTTGGATTATTTATTCTTGGAACCATGTGCAATTCTCCACCAAAAGTACTTTCTAACCATTCTGCTACTTCTTTTTCTTTTTTTGAGTAATCTAAAACAACGTTCTTACCATCTACATAATATTTTTCTCCATTACTAGTCTCAAAATATTCTGCTTCTAATACTTCATGACTATTTGGTGTTGCATTATCTAACCATACTTGTGTGACATCAGTATAATTAACGTTTTCTGCTTTATTATTATTTGATTTATTTATATTGATTTTCCTATAACCATCTACTCTTAATCTTTCTATTTTGCTAGGAAGTCCACTAGCCTTAGATAAATCATTATACTTTTGAGTTAATTGTGCTATCTTTTCT